GTACGGGTAATCGTGATGCAGATCTAAATACTGCCCTTCGACATAGTTATAGATATCTATAGCTTCAATATGGCTGTACGGAATTTTTGCAGAATTCACAATCGCTGTGGCCAACATATCATAATGATAGGGATCTACTCCTAGACTTATTCCTCTGTTTTCTACTAATTCTGTTACCTGTTGAAAAGATTCTTGTCTACTTTGTATTCCGGAATTAGGATTCATCCCATTTCTAGAATGTCTTTCAATAATACTATTACATGCTTCTATAGACAAAAGATTATCAAAAACACTTATCCTTGGAATGTCTAAATGTTTGTGCTCAACCACTGAGGTCAGAACACTGATGTTAATAGCTTTACTGCCCTCTTCTGTTTCTATTCGTTCAAAAGAAACCTGCTGAAGTTCAAACAGTACCTGAGGTTCTGCATTTATATCGCATTTTTCTACTAGAATAGAGGATCCATCTTTGTCAGATAAGATAAATCCATAATCTTTAGCATCATTAAACCATTTAACTATTCCGTATTCTATCATATATGTTTATCCGCCCTGATGTCAGCACCGCAATCACATCGTGATCTATTGCAAATCACAGATTTCGGCCATTGATCAATGTTAAAATCTTTAACATTTCCGAGATCGATCATTCCACAATTGCTCCAAGAAATATTACCCTCGGGTGTAATTAGTAAATTTTCTTTTCCAGAAAAACAAGTCCACCCTAGAAAATTGTTAGTATCATTTTTCATTAATTGATCTGGATCTAACACCGAAGTTGATCCGTCGTCGTATACCGCTGTAGTGTCAATGTCCTTTAACCAACCATGAGAAGCTTCTAGTTCGCTAAATCGGTCTTTGGTAAATTGCCAGCTTGGGGGAGTGTCTAACAATGCTAACTGTTCGGGAGACCACTGATATGTGTAATTTGCTCCTGCCCAATTATCGACTGGTTTGATTAGTATAATTTTTATATTTTCTAATGATTTTAATTGAGAAACCCATGAGTTAGCTAAATCCCAATGCTTAGGATCCATCATTACATAAACAATTACAAAACTTTGATCTGTTAAAACTTTGATTTTTTCAATATCAAATTTATGTTGACTTGGATGCATGGTTAAACACCAAACATCTGCTAGATTAGCGACTTCTTTATAGAATCTAGCTGTCCTAACATTATTACTATCTACTGTGATTTTAATTCCAGTCCCTCGAAGCATTTTTAATATATCGATAAACTGAGGATGAGTAGTAACTTCCCCACCAGTAATTCCAATATATATAGGTTGCGTAAACTGACTGAAAAACTTTTTGTAAAAATCTAAATCAATAGTTAGATGTTTTCCAGTCCTAAATTGAGAAGGGCAGTATTCACAGGCATATACACAATTAGTGGTCATTTGCCAAGTAATTTTTAATGTGTGTTGATTACCGGATTGAATTTTAATTAGTTTTTTCATTTAGTTTGTTAATTTTATTTTGCCATTCTGCATCAACTTCCGATAATACGTTTTGTAATTGTTGCACTACCCAATTAAAATTTTTAATGTAATGATATTTTTTATAACTTTCTTGATTGTCTGTGTTTATTAGCGCAGGATCAAAATGACTTAACGGATAACTTTCTAAATTAATCACTGTACCATAAGACGGGTAATAATTAAAATATTTTTTAATTTCTGTTCTTGCGATTTCAATATCGGAATCGTTTGCTAAAAATTCAAAAGGAGCAATTTCATCCCGTTTATTAAACCCAAAACGCTGTGCAATAATGAGACTCAGGAACGTATTTAATCTATCTGGTCTTTCAACTACAAATATATCGTATGTTTTTGCATCCAGCGATTGAGCGTACCAGTCCTGTATAATGATCGATCGATCAATGTGCGGTCCGTGTATTTTTAATACTGTGTTGGCATCATCTATTTTATAAAATGCTTTTTTAATTTCTTGATCATTGTTAAGATCTAAGTTGAAATCAGCAAACACTTCGTCTTTAACAATGGCCCGGCGACATGCATAAAATAACACAGTGGCTCGTGTTCTTGGCAGAGTATACAACATTACAGGTTTCATAATTCTATAACCGGGTCACTGATAGTCCAACCACGTTCTGTTAATGCATCTTTAAATTTTAAAAACATATCGTGATTAAAAAAATATTTCATAAATTGATTTATATCGTTAGCTGTTTCCCAAATGGTAGTAGATGACTTTGATATAATATCCCAAACTTCCATATCTAAGGGATAGTTTCTTATACTGTAGTCGATGTTGGCCTGTCTCCACCACACATCGAGCTCAAAAATAAATTCTTCTCCGTATTTTAAAAATAAGATATTTTCAACTGCAGAATCAAATTCTTTGTAGTTTTTATAATCTGCATTTAGATTAGAAATTTTAATCGAACATCGTTGCATTTATAATTCCAGATTATTTAAAATTTGCCTAGCAGCCTTTTCATTTGTTTTGATACCATTATGCATTAAATCTCTTGCTTTATCACAGCTATCATTTATTTTGTCGCAATCTAATAATTTTTGTGTACCTGAAAACAAACTAGCTTCGTAATATTTTGTACGATTATTCCATATTTGTCGACTAGCTAATTGTACAAATAATGCTTGACACCTAGCATGTTCTTCATCCTTGTTCCAATGATAAATGTAGTTGTTATCTTTAATATCCCAGACTCCGTAATGTTCCACATATTTTTTATAGTAATAAACCGTTCTAGAATAATCAGTCCACAAATGTACTATTGCTAAAGGGGTTGGATATCGTTGATTTAGTATTACAGAATTATGAAAAGAAGACATCATTGAAGATCCGCCTATTCCCATATTAATTGTAGGTATTCCAGATTGTTGTTCAATCATTGTTGGTATAGTGTGTTGATCATCAACTCCTGTACCAAAAACTACCGAACACCCAAATACAACTATTGAGTTAGCCCAATCAATTTTTTTAAATTCTTTTGTTCTATAACCATCTGAATTAACCGAATATTTTACTGGCTGTGTTCGATAAACCCAATTGTCTTTTTGAGTTTTTAAATTTGTTTCGAATAACTGTTTAGTATCAGTTCCATAAAAATTGCTGTCAATGTCAGGATCAGTTTTAATAAAATTAAGTTTTTTTATTTCTTTACTGGTCGTAGAAAATATTAAATTTTGCATTAGTTTCGCTGTTATTTAAGGCCCAGCTCTTGACGAATTTTTGTGGCACTGATGTCTGTGATTGTTTCCTCAAATGTTTCCTCGCCACTGGTATAACCTACACCCCTGCCCCATCCAATGTGTACGATATTCGGAACTACTTGTATTTCGTATTGCCCTTGATATATTGGATCTAAATCTCGACGAATAAATGATTTGACTTTTTCTACTTCAAAAGGATTGCTACCTTGCCAGCCTTGAACATCACGTATTTGAATAACCACTTGCCCTGTACGTTGTATTAATCTTTCAAACAGAGCACGATGACCGTCATGCCACGGCTGCCAACGACCTAACATCTGCACTGTTTCTTGTTTCCAATTAAAGACGGGGCGACGACGATTATCAATGATGTGTTGCCCGATAAACTCAGCCCACTTTTCTGCATTCTGTTCCGTGACACGGAAATCATACACTTCAGGTTCTACAAAGGCTGCATTGGTATCAGCATAACGTCCTTCACGTATGGTATCCATCCAAATGGTCCAGTCTGCTTTGAAGTTGTTGCGCATTTCTACCAAGGGTGCAACAAAGTCACAGATAACATAGTCACCGCCGGCTTCTATGCTGAACTGGAACATACGCAAACTCTGACGAATACGGCCATCATTGCTGAAGTCCCAGTCGTTGTACTTGCGACGAATATCATCTGCGTTGAACCAAGTTACCTTGGGTTTAAAACCAGTTATGGGTAACATCTCAGCGTGACTCAAATCTGCTGTTCCGTGTTTTTCAAGATACTTTTTAAGAGCATCTGCTAGTGTTGTTTTACCTGAGCCTGGTAGGCCCATAATTAAAATTCGTTGTGTCATTGGGTAGTTCCTATAATCATATATCGCGTGTACAGTGGCAGTTTGAGTTCGCCAGCCCATTGTACTTTTACTTGACTCTGTTCTACAAAATGTTCTAAATCTTTTGCAATACGTATGTGTTCTGGAATATCATAATTATTACTCTGTAATACTAATAGACTGTTATGTGGCATTCCACTCAACCATAGATCATATTGATCCTGTGTGATATGTTCGCAACTGGTATTGATAATAACATCGGCATCACTACGCATGGCACACATGTCTGCGGTCACTGCCCGAAACTTGCCTGCCATTTCTTCTTTCTTATTCATCATTATAGCAATAGGTTCACACGTGGGATCGATATCAACGCTACGAATATTCTTAATGTAAATATCACTCTGGAATAGCATACTAGCGAGTACCCCGACCCAGCCGCCATGAATATCAATGCTGACAAACTTGTTTACATGTTTTCGAAGATTAGTGATTAACCACTCTTTGCTATTAAGTTGGCCCGACCAAAAGGCATCCATGGTCCTTATCGGATCTGGACTTTGACGGATAGCCTGCATCCAATAATGTAAATGTTCTAGATCAATTTGCATTTTGGTATCTTTGAATCCGCCGAACTTACACAGCTAGGTGTAACACATATTTTTGGTTCTGTAAACAAATCAAATCCCTCTGTGAGTGTGCCCAAAGGCTGATCATGACAACTATATGATCTTTTAACTTCATTGCTTCTTATTATAACACTTTGATAGCCACTATTGCAACTCCAACCTTGAAATTTATTGAAATTAAATGCATTAAATCTTTCGGCCTGATCAAATAAGTATTCTTGGCCATTTTGATCATACAGTGCTATTTGATATAGATCTTCATCATCTACTTTCTGAGGAAATCCTGTTTGCATAATATCAATCATTTCATCAGTGTAACCACTTACTACAAAACTAGCAGTAGGATCACTCTGAGGTTTTAGAGTGACGTTGATACCACGTTTAACAAATCTTTCACAGCGTTCATATAATTCCCAAAACTGTTCAGGAACCATTACTTGATTGATAGTAATATACACATTATCATAGATTAATTGCAGACACTTGTCACCAAATTCTTGTTCTTTAGCCTGTTCTGCGTGAAAACTAGCAGTGATACTTCTGCGCTGTAGATCTCTAGTGGCATGGCACCAAGCTCGCCACCATTTGGATCCTGGTGAAAGATTAGTAGTCATGTGTACGCTTTGGTATGGTGTGTTGGGTCCATCGTCCAAATGTTGTATTAGTTGTATCAGTTCTTTATAGGCTGTGGGTTCACCGCCCGAGAAACTCCAATGGAACTGATTGAATCCATTCTGCCTCGCCTGACGTTTGATTTCATCCACGGTGTGTTTGTAGACATCCAAACTTTGATAATCCTGTATGTCTGATCTAGCATAAGGCCAACAATAGGAACAAGAATAGTTACAGAAGCGACCCAAAATCCAACTGGTGGAGAACAAAGGGCGAGATAACATGGTCCGTTGTCCAAAACGTACGATGTCTTGGAATGGTATTTTTTGAAAATCGATTGTCATAAACTAGTCATATTTAACCGTAAATAAGGTTGTGTTCGTAGAAACGAGAGTATATAATATACATGTGGTCGTGAGTGGAATGGCATACCTCCAGTCCGTTGTGAAACGCACCAGGGAAAGGGCAACGTCTTAGACATCGCTTTGTAGGTTCGAATCCTACCGACCACACCAATTACTATAATAAGTAGTAGAACATAACACAAGGAAAAAAATTATGTCAAACACAGTAGAACAACTCAAGTCAGCATTTGAAAACTTTTTAGCAGAAGATGCAAAATTTACAGCAGGAAATAACGCAGCAGGTACTCGTGCTCGTAAAGCACTTCAAGAAGTTGGTAAAGCAGTAAAGGCTCGCCGTAACGAAATCACAGTAGAGAAAAACGCTCGCAAAGAAGCCAAGGCAGCCTAACATGACTGACAGTGTCGATTTATCCGACATCGATATAACTATCGATGGGAGTGGGGGTACCGATACTCTCACTCTCGATGCTGCAGGTTACTCACCCTATTACACCTCCACTGGTCTTAACTTAGGAGCTATCAGTAGTACTAGTTCAATCACTGTACCACATACTATCACAACAGGCGGCACTAATGGATATATGTATGGTGCCGGCACAGGCGCTTCCTGGGTAACTCCTAATTCAGCCAATGCTGGCTCGATTACAGTTACAGGTGATGCGGACTTTGATGGTGATGTTAAAATTAAAGGCCATAGTATAACTAAACTTCTAGAACGCATTGAAGATAGATTGGCTATACTAATGGATCCCGATCCTGCAAGACTAGAAAAATTTCAAGCTCTTAAAAAGGCCTACGACAACTACAAATTGATGGACAGACTCTGTCAAGAAACTCCGGAAGAAGAAGAATGAATGTTCGATTACTCAGTTATAGTCAACCCACACAGGAATTTACAGATTTGGGCATCTCAGATGCGCAGGAACTCATTGCGTATTGCGCCCGTGTCAGCAATCCCTCAAACCAATACAACACCGAAACATCAGACAAGCTCATCAGATACTTGGTCAAACACCAACACTGGTCACCACTCGAAATGGTCTCAGCCTGTCTCGAAATCACTACTACCCGAGATATTGCACGACAGATCCTTAGACACCGAAGTTTTAGTTTCCAAGAATTCAGTCAGCGATATGCTGACCCTACTCAAGACCTGTCGTTTGTATTGCGAGAAGCACGAAAGCAAGATCCAAAGAATAGACAGAACTCAATCGCTCTGGAAGCTACAATCGGCGATGCGATGTTACAAGACCAATGGCGAGATAAACAGCTCGAACTCATTGCACTCGCCAAAGAAACATACGAATGGGCTGTCAATAAGGGCATAGCCAAAGAACAGGCTCGTGCGGTATTACCGGAAGGCAATACAGTAAGCAAACTGTATATGAATGGCACATTACGTTCCTGGGTACATTTTATTCAATTACGCTCGGCCAATGGCACTCAACTAGAACATCAATTAGTGGCCAAAGCCTGTGCGGAAGTGATTGCTAAGATCTATCCAATGGCCACGGAATTTATTTCAGAATAGGAGTTATTATGGCAACCAGTGATTTTTTAAAAGCAGTGCTAGAAAAAAAGAAAGCCCAAAATAAACAGGGCAATCAAAAAAACAGCAAAGATGACAATCATGGCATACATGGCAGTCAAGTCAATGTAAACAAACCTGCAAAGAAATCTGCTGGTCGCGGGCGATAATCCACAAAAAACAAACATCTTGACAGGTTTTTAGAAAGATAGTATAATTAAAGTGTTCGACTACTTAATCTCAGGAATAACAGATGGCACAACATTCTAATTATTGGACCTGTTCCAAATTCGCAGACTGGCTTCGCGGCACAGCAAAACCAGATTCTGCCACATCCGAAGGATGGGATGAATGGACTGAGAAAGCCAAATCTTCACATCCTATACGTTTTTGGATTGCTGATGACGGATTGGATTACCTACAAGACTTTGTAACCTGGCCCGTAAGGAAACTCTATGATATCAAATATTATATTAATAACCGTTGGGTTACTCGCACTCATAGTCTTACTGCTCATGTTCGTGATATTCGTCCTGGCACTTGGTGCGATGTTGGGAATCGATTCCTTCCATGTCTTTTTAATGAACTTATTGACTTCGTTGAAATCGAACTTGCTTGGTGGCATATAGCCTGGGCAGACAAAGCGGAACGTGCAAAGTATTCTGCACCATTTTGGGCCACAGGTTGGTTTCGTTGGAGAATCTGGCGCTGTCCACAGGCTGGGTTAGATAATTTAGAATGGCAACGTAAACTAGTTCACGATGATGAATGGGTTAAAAAAGATGATCCGTTATATGGCAAGCCAACTCCGCAGGCAGTAAAAGCTCAAGAAATCTTAGATCTATACAAATGGTGGACTGAGACCTATCGCAATCGTCCAGATGCCTATGATGCCAGCGGTTGGAGTGCGTACTGTGAAGCCAGCAGAGAAGCCAATAATGGTAAAATACATTTTGGTGCTGATAAAACTCCTGAACTTAAAAAAATGAGTGACAAGGCTCACAAAGTGCTACAAAAGATCGAAGCCGACTATGAAGCAGAAGATGAAGCTATGATGATTAGACTAATTAAAGTGCGACACGGATTATGGACATAAAAGACCCCTCCCCATTTCGACTATGGGTGCAGAGAATTTGGTTGGAAAATCGTGAAGAGCATTTGACTTTTAATGAAACTCCGTTTACAATTAAACAATATTGGAATCAACACAAATATTGGCTCAAAAGAAAATACCAACAGCAGAGAGAAAAAAATGATATCGGAAACAAAATTACAGAAACTCTATGAGCAATATTTTGAATTTACCGATCATATGGTATCACAATATGATCCTAGTGCTGTGGCTGCTATCATGCTTACACAGGCTCTGAGCATTTATAGAACCACAATGACCGAAGACGATTATAATCAAATGGTAGATTCTATATCGGCCAAACGAGATAAAGTACAGATTTTTCAAAGCGATAATTTACAATGAAATCACAAACTCCAGCAGAAGGTATTTTGAAAACACACGACTTTGGTAATTCCAAATGGTATAAGGTTGTTTGTGGATGTGGACAGCCCGACCACGATGTTAACTTCGAAGTTGAAGCAGACGAAACCGGAGTGAATGTTAACACCTACGTTACGACCAAAACAAATTACTGGTCTGAAACTATCAAAAAACGCTATGATATCGACAGTATTTGGTTGCAGGAGTTTGATTGGGCAGTTAAAGATATCATTAATGGATTTGTTACACGATTAAAACTTACATGGACTGTATGGACCAAAGAATATATGAAGTTTGAAACTGTAGTAACTATGACCGAGCAACAGGCCCTTAACTATGCAGAAACTTTAAAATCTGCTGTCAAGGATGTTAAGGAGTTTAAGGAGAAAAAAAATTAGAATTAAATTATTGTTTTTGAATAATATATTATTGGTTGGTATACTATTGACCGCAGTGTATCTACATTGGGACTATAAAACTGATCGTGTGGAACAACTGTTGATCAATGCAAGGTTGAATGTAGAAAACAGGGAACTTGCAGACAAGGATCTACAACTGCAAGAAGATATCATAAGATTAACCAGCTTAATCGACGATCAAAACAATAAAATTTTGGAATTGCAACTAGCGGTACCTAAGAAAAAATAAGGACAATCATGGCAACTAAAAAACAAAAGCAGGAACTTATAAATGTTCTTAAATTCACTCCTCAAATGGTAAAAATTGAAATTGGTGCTTACGGTGGTGAAGTTTACATGGGCACTGTGGATAGAAAAATCTATGACTACTTTAAAGAACATAAAATCGATCTAGATCAATATGCCAGCGATTGGGACAACGAACTAAATGTTCCTGACGAGTTACAACCTTTTCCGCCAGGCAGTGCCTACGAATGTGATAATCTTTGCCATGCCAGTGGTGCTGAAATGACTGATTCAAATACTGTTACAGTCACTGACGAAAAAGGCAATACCATATGGGAAGGCAATCTCAGTCTTGATTGGTTAGATGAACAAGGTATCGCAGCTGAAGAATGGGAAACTGCTATCATCGAAGATCAACCAGAAGGCACAGTGATATTCTGGGGCGGTCAAGGTGAAAAGGGTCTACTGTTTGGTGGCGAGTTTGAACTACGTCAACCATTTGATCCATTGAAATTAAAATTTTCATTTACCAATGCAGATGGTTGGTATATCTGTAACGGAGTTCAATACAATGGCGAAGACATAGATAACAACGATTATAGTACCACAGGCAAGTGGGGTGAAAATAAATGGATTATTATAGGTGACGAAGAAGTCTATGAAAGCGTGTATCGTGACGGAGATTTAGAATCTGAAGATGAGGACAATGAATTCGAAGTTGAATTAGAAGAAGATGAAGTCGTAGAAGAAAATACGTTTTCGGAATGGTTTCATGTTGATGTCAAACCCGCACACAAGGGTGAATATGAAATAGAATTAGAATCTACTACTTGGCCGTTCCCATTACAACAACGTGCTACTTGGTCTGGACGCATTTGGAAAGATTTAGACGGTGTGAAGATCGCAAATGTTAAACAATGGCGAGGATTGAATTTTGATCCAAACGAAATCGAATTCAAAGAAGATGTCTAAAATCAGCAAGAGTCCTGACCGAATGACCTTTCAGGCCAAATCCTATCAAGAGAAACTCATGGAAGACCCCAACAATCGCAATGCTCGAGCTATGGTTGAAATGTGGCAAAAGTGGAGAGAAGAAGCAGATGCGAAAGAACTATCCGAAGAATGGCAACAGAACAATCTCGAATATGATCTACGCACCTGCGAACCAATCTTAAAAAAAGTTCGTGAAAGTGACCGCTACGCTCAGAATTTATATGCGGCTCTGTGTAATATGCAATGGCAGAAATTAGAAGTAATTCCGATATTGAAACAGGATATGTGGAGTTGTTCTTGGCGACATAGTGGCGGTATAATAGCTAACATGCGCATGCAGGGCGACTACATTGACTGGTACTGTTCTGGTATGGGAGATGGGCTTGGTAACGGCGACCCAGATAATATTAAAGGGTATGTAGCAGAAGGAGCGGTAACTGATGAAATCAAGGAGGATCTAAAACAACTGGGATGGCTTCCAGTTGAGTGGGATGATGAATAAATGAGCTATTTGTTATTTGAAATTTGGAGCGAAGATGAAATTGGACACCAAGATTTGGTGGATACCACAGCTAGTAAAACAGAAGCATTTGCTATCGCAGAACAATGTCTAGGAGAAGGATTTGTAGCTGCCGTAGTATATCAAGAGGACGAAACCGGTGAACCCAAATTAATTAGACGCTTCGAGGGCGGTTGACAAGACCCCAAATTGGTGTTATAATATAAGTATTGTTTAATTAATAGGAGCATTTCATGATGGCAACAAAGCGCAAAACCAAAGCAGCCCATTTGACTGAAGCTAGATCTTCTAAAGGTAGAGATCATTCACCAAAATGGGACAGTGTTGATACAATGTCTGATGATGAATTCAGTCGCCATTTTCGTATCAGCATGGATTGGTATCGCCTAGAATCATCTGGAAAAGATCTAAAACCAAAAGTGATCACTTGGATGGCAGCCAACGATTACGCCAAAAATGAAATCGCATTATTCAAGAAAACCAAAGATTGGCGTTGTAATCTAACTGTAGGCGCATTAGTAGCTAATCTACTTAAAGGCATGCCCGACAGCCGAGCTGGCTTCAACGAAGGTCGTAGCACAACAAAATACGTGAAAGATTCTATTGCTAAAATCCTCGAAGAAGGCAAAAATGATGTTGAAGAGGAAGAGGACACAACTAAATCTTTGATTCCTGTAGTTACTATTCAAGATCGTTTGCGTGAAACAGCAGGTAAAATGAGCGAGGAAATCGATTACGCACTTGATGATTTTTCGACCAATCCCGATGCGTTTGATCCTAAAGCTATTAAAGTTTTGAATTTGCTCAAAGCCAAAGAAGCCAAGGCAGCGCATGCTAGAATCATCAAAGGATTCTATACTAGATCCTATGAAGAACTACAAGAAGCACAATTGGGCGAGTGTGAACAACTCAAGGAAGCCTATGGTCATCTTTCTAAACCGCAGTTAAAAAAATTGATTGCGTTCTATCATGAGATTATCTCAGCCTGTGATATGCTAGGACAAGAAGCCAAAGTAAACCGCAAGCCACGTGCTAAAAAAGCACAACCAAAAGAAAAGATCGTGGCCAAGCTCAAGTATGCCAAGACCAATGAACAACTTAAATTGGTATCTATTAATCCTGCAGAAATTATCGGAGCCAAAGAACTTTGGGTCTATAATACAAAATCACGCAAACTTGGCAAGTATATGGCTTCCGAATATCTAGAACTAGGTGTGAAAGGAACTTCTATCACTGGATTTAATGAAAATCTAAGTGTGCAAAAGACACTGCGCAAGCCGGAAGAACAGCTTAAAGAGTTCAAAGCCGCAGGAAAGGTACAATTACGCAAGTTCTTAGATGATATTCGAGCTGTGGATATCAAACTCAACGGACGTATCAACGAAGATATCATCCTTCTTCGAACACAATAACCAAGTAAATTCTCAGTATAAGCGGGCCCGGTGCCCGCTTTTTGTTTGTGGATAAATATGTTACTATGAACAAAAAGAATCTCGAACAAGCCCTAGCCGCATTATCTGATGCTTTAACTAGTCAAGAACCCGAATCATTACTTAACGATCCGTTGGTATTCGTTAGTCGATTACCTAAAAGATCACTGAGCGGAGATCATATCTACCAGGGTAAAATACTAGGATTCAGCAGTGCCGGAATCACTGATCAAGCATCAAAAGAACAGATCATAATCAAAGATGATTACGTTAGAATATCAGCTGCAGCCATTGGCAGCATAGAAGGTGACCTCAAAGTAACTGGTGATATTACTGCTAGAACACTAAGAGCAGATGTTCTAGAAGTCAAAGAACTCAAAGCAGATATCAAGTTCGAAAAAGATTCTAATATTCCGTTCAATGGTGCTAACAAAGGATTAATCTGGACAGGATTAAAAAGCACCAAACAATTTATTTTCGCTACAGAACCTGATAGATTTTTCAGCTCTGAAACGGTAGACGTTGCCAAGGGCAAGTCTTTTTCAATTAATGGCATTAAAATCATCGATGACCAAGAACTAGGTTCTACCATCACCAGAAGTAATCTACGTGAAGTAGGTAGATTGCGTGGATTGATAGTTGACGGTTCTGTGAGCATAAACAACTATCTATATTATAACTCTGCTTCAGACAGACTAGGACTAGGCACAGAAGAACCTAATGCTAGTTTTTCTGTAGCTGAAGATGCTATCGAAGTCATGCTGGGCACTCGAGATAGTGTTCGCGGTATCGCAGGCACATTTGCCAGTCATGCATTTGATCTAGTCACAGACAATACTACACGGATTGGTATTGCTGCCAACGGTAATATACAGTTAGGTAACACCAAACAACCTCCAATACAGGTCAGTGTACACGGAAAACTAGCTGTAAAAGTAAACATGCCCGATCCAGAAGTCGATCTACATGTTAACGGTGCTATTAAATTCAACGGAAAATTACACAAATATGCTGCTTCACATCCTATAGCAGGCGCATATAACGCAGGCGACATAGTTTGGAACACTGAACCTAAGGTAAACAATTTCGTAGGTTGGGTCTGTGTGCAAGCAGGAGATCCCGGTATCTGGGCACCATTCGGAAAAATTGGAACATAACAATGGCCACACAAGAAGAAAAATTAGATAATCTTTCAAAGTTACTCAAAGATATTCTTGATGAAAAAAATCAAGATACAAATATCGTTGAGCTATCTTATCTTAAATTCAATGGAGATATCGAAGGCAAAGGCCTAATATGGGCTGGCAGAGGTCATACCAAACAGCTGGTTTATCAACCTAGTCCTGACAGATTCTTTTCATCAGAGACCATTGATCTCGCTAAAGATAGAGCATTAACAATCAATGGTATTAAAATCATCGATGACAAAGAACTAGGAACTTCTATTACCAAAAGCAGTCTACGAGAAGTTGGTAGATTACGTGGATTGATAGTCGACGGGTCGTTAAGTGTTAATCAATTTTTATATTACAATGCCACATCAGATAGATTAGGACTAGGCACTGAAGAACCCAATGCTGCTCTTAGCATCTGCGATGAAGGTGTTGAGATAGTCATTGGTGCTCGTGAATATAATAAAGCAGGCATAGGTGCATACAACAGCAGTGATTTAGAACTAATCACAGATAACACAACCAGAATCAGTATTGCCGCAGGTGGTAATATCGAATTAGGTAATCGCAACAACGGTCCTATACAGGTATCAGTTCATGGTACCATGAGCATCAATGTTGCAACACCAGATCCTAGAACTAATCTGCATGTGGGTGGTGCTATCAAATTCAACGATACTCTGCATCTCAAAGGCACAAGACCACCAGAAGGTGGCAGTTTTAAACAGGGCGATATCGTATGGAATTCAGAACCACAGCAACGACACTATGTCGGATGGATCTGCATTCAATCAGGTAACCCAGGTATCTGGGCACAGTTCGGCGAAATCAGATAAAGTGTCTCAAGCATTAGTCATAGGCAACGGCGAAAGCCGACGCAACTTAGATCTAAACTCTCTCAAAATACATAATATTCTTATAGGCTGTAATGCCGTACATCGCGATATCACCGTGGATCATCTTATCTGTTGCGATCGAAGAATGGTCGAAGAAGCTATACAGAATCACGATACTGCTAACACAGAAATATATGTTCGTGAAGATTGGTTCAAATACTATAGAAAGATACAAAAACTGAAAAATATCAAACAGGTTCCTGTGCTACCATATCAAGGTTAAGCCAAGCGTGATCAACCCGAACATTGGGGCAGTGGCGGATATGCTGTGTTAGTAGCAGCCGATCTAGGATTCAAAGATATTACATTGGTAGGATTTGATCTCTATTCTAAAAACAACAAAGTCAACAACGTTTACAAAGGTACCAATAATTATGCCTCACCCGATTCACACAGTGTGGATTACAATTATTGGGTCTATCAAATTTCTAAAGTGTTTCAATTATATCCTTCAATACAATTCACGATACTGAACGAATCAGATTGGGCTATGCCCCGAGAGTGGCAACGATCTAACGTTCAATTCAAAAATATTGAGCAATTAGTCCATTGACATTAAATACAGTTGTTGTATAATAGTACAATGCACACACAGGCACTGAGAGGACTTTATGGCATCATCCCTCTATAAAAATTCTGCAGTCATCAAACTTGCTACTTTTCAAACAAAGGAGACTAGAGATGGCAAAATATATTTCAACAAAAACTTACGGTACCGATCGCGGACTTTCATGCTGTTTTAGACAGTGGAGAAGCACTCATTCACATTGCTCGTTGCTACATGGTTATTCTATCGGTATTCGTTTAATATTTGAAAGCGAAACCTTAGATGATCGTAACTGGGTCATGGATTTTGGTGGACTCAAAGCATTTAAAGAGTGGAGCGAATACATGTTTGATCATACTTTAGTCGTTGCCAAAGATGATCCACATTTGGACAAGTTTCAAACACTAGCATCACTAGGACTCAACGATGTCGGCGGTGTGTGTGACATTCGTATTGTAGAAGCTGTGGGCTGTGAAAAGTTCAGCGAATTGGCTTATAATACCATGAAAGACATTTTGGAAACATTTCAACGAGGTGAAGGCTGGGAATTACGTAGCCAAGATGGCAAGGTAATGAAAGTATTTGGTGCTCGTTATCCAGTAGGTGTGGATGTTAAACTTCGTTCAGTAGAAGTATTTGAACACGATGCTAACTCAGCAATCTATGAAGGATAAATCAATTGTGGCGTTTGTGGGCTAAAGCTCTTGGTGAAAAAGCAGGCAGTACGAATCAGGAAGCTGATCGTGTTGCTGTTATTCGAACCATTATTGTTGCTGTTTACGTGATCACAAATCTTTTTATTGTGGCTGGTGTTATTAGACATTGGTAAATATCCCTATGCATACATTTAATATCGGCAGAGTTGTTGCCAATAACAATAACAAAATCTTCCTAATAGCAGGGCCTTGCCAGATCGAAAGTCAAGATCATGCTGAATTCACTGCTGGTACAATCAAAGAAATCTGCGATGAATTAGACATTGATCTAGTTTATAAAAGCAGTTTTGATAAAGCCAACAGATCTAGTATTGGAACACAGCGTGGTATTGGTATAGACCAAGGATTGAAAATCTTAAATTCTATCAAACACGAGTTTGGAATTCCTGTTCTCACTGACATACACGAATCGTATCAAGCACAGCTCTCAGCAGATGCTGGCATTGATATATTGCAGATACCTGCATTTCTTTGTCGTCAGACTGATCTATTGTTAGCAGCAGGTGCCACAGGGTGCGCAGTAAATGTCAAGAAAGGACAGTTCCTTGCACCTCATGATATGAAAAATGTCGCGGCAAAGATTGCGTCTACTGGTAACAAACGAATCATGCTCTGCGAAAGAGGTTATACTCACGGATACAATAATCTTGTGGTTGATATGCGCAGTCTACCTATTATGGCAGACACTGGTTATCCCGTGGTATTTGATTGCACACATTCTGTTCAACAGCCTGGTGGGTTAGGATCAACGTCGGGCGGGGATCGCAAAATGGTTCCTTATCTAGCAAGAGCTGCTGTGGCCACAGGCTGTCTAGCTGGCGTGTTTATTGAAACTCATCAAGATCCGGATAATGCACCTTCTGATGGTCCTAATATGATACCGCTGCATGAACTCAAAAATTTACTTCAAGACCTAGTAGGAATCGATGGATACGTTAAAAAATCAAGAAACTAAAGAACAAAGAAAAAGACGCAAGGCTCTGTTAAGATTAGAAAAAGAAAATCAAGAGGCTTTGGCCAACATCGATCCTAATGTTAAAATCACAGTTCTGTGTGTGCGTTTTGGTACCAAATATGGTCGCGAGTATGTAGAAAGATTACGTAACATGGTCTCGCGACACATGACTATACCTTATGAGTTTGTGTGTCTCACAGATGACCAACATCCTATAACTGGTGTTCGCAGTATCATACAACCCAACGCAAACTATGCTCGTGGATGGTGGCATAAGGTTCATATGTTTGATCCTAATATTCCACTGGCTGGCCGCGTCTTGTACTTTGATCTAGATGTTGTGATACATGCCAACATTGATAAACTTGCAGGATATCTCACAACAGAATTTGTAGGCATCCATGATTTCAATAGAAAATTTCATGCCAATTGGAAATATCTTAACAGCAGTGTGTTGGCTTGGAATCACGGAAGTCAAACTGACATTTGGAATCAGTTCAAAACCAATCCCAGAGAAGCACAACGATTAGCTGGTGATCAAGATTGGATTTGGAAACTGTGCAGAGATAAAATCAAATTTTGGCCTAGAGAATGGATACAGAGCTACAAATGGGAAATACGCAGTAGAGAAGAACTAACTTTGCTTAATGGCAAACGGCAGTTTACTAATGTACGCCATGATGTGTTCATAGATCCTGCATGTTCTGTTGCAGTATTTCACGGTGATCCAAATCCCTGTGCAGTTCAAGATAAATTTGTTGTTGACAACTGGCGCTAAAGATGTTATACTAGCTGTATGACTAAACGTATCGGCTTTGCCTGCAAATGGATCAACGACCCTTCCGAAGTATCCGGAATGAAAATCAATGCTCGTGATCGCGACTTAAATACAGGCGCTACCACAGTTAGGTGGTTGCGTGAACATCCTCAAGAAGCAGAACAGCGTCTTTGGGATTTAATGAAACGAAACATTGAAGCCTGCTACAAATTGGTAGACAGGGTAGGGACACTAGATGAAAATCTTAGAATGGTACGACTCAGCAGCGATATACTTCCTGTATACACTGAGCCTAGTTGGAAGTGGTTTTGGAGGCAGCCCGATGTCAGAGCCTTTGCAGAAAGAGAGTTTGCCCGAGTCGGTGATTTGGCTAGGAAGAATAATGTTAGGCTTAGCTTTCATCCTGGGCAGTTTTGCGTGTTGGCGTCTGATACGCCTGACATCGTAGAACGATCAATAGAAGAATTCGAATATCACGTAGACATGGCTCGATGGATGGGCTATGGCAAAACTTTCCAAGACTATAAGATCAATGTACATATCGCAGGGCGGCAAGGCCCGGCAGGTGTTCGTGCAGCACTGAATCGCATGACCCCCGAGGCTCGCAACTGTCTTACTATAGAAAACGACGAAATGACCTGGGGCATTGACTCCAGTCTTGAATTAGTCAATGACTGTGCCCTAGTCCTTGACATACATCACCATTGGGTAAAAACTGGAGAATATATTGAAGCCACTGATGACCGTGTTAAAAGGATTGGTGATAGCTGGCGTGATGTGCGCCCTGTTATACATTATAGTGTTTCACGGGAAGACTATCTTGTTAACCATGCCACCGACACCTTTCCCTCCCTTGATGCGCTGATTGAAAGCGGACACAAGAAAGCAAAACTCAGAGCACATTCAGAATTCTACTGGAACACAGCAGTCAATGAATGGGCACTGAGTTTTAGACAACATTCAGATATCATGTGCGAAAGCAAAGCAAAGAATCTTGCTAGTTTTGCACTATATCAACAGGCATTACGCCTTGGGCTTTGATTTGGATTTTGTAGCAGATTT